GTCAGGCGGGGAAAACGACCCTCACTAACGCGGTCATGACGCATCGGGCGCTCCGCTGGGGGACGCCGCAAAACATCGTCTATACGGCACAGGACGGGACGCGGGCGCGCATGAAATGGAAAGAGGATCTCGTCCCGGCGTTGCAAAACTCGAGGGTTCGGTCGGCGGTCTCAAGGGTCTACGACTCGAACGGTCTTGAGCGGATGATCTTCAAGAACGGGTCGAGGATCTCGCCGCAAGGGTCGACCGAGTCCGCGCTTCACGGTAAGACGATCGACCTCGCCATTTTGGACGAGGCCCGCTTCGACAAGACGAACGCCCGCGAAGCCGGAGCGCTCCCGGCGATGGCGACCCGCCCCGACGGGCAGATCTGGATCGTCTCCGCCGCCGGTGACATTGAGTCGACGTTTCTTCGGGACAAGGTGGAGAAGGGTCGCGGCGCAGTCGAGCAGGGGATAACCGACGGCCTCGCCTACTTCGAGTGGTCCGCCCCCGACGACGCGGACATCGACGACCCCGCCACGTGGCGTCACCACCCCGGCCTCGGTCATCTCATCTCGGAGGAGACGATCGCCCACGCCCGCCAGACCACCAAGTCGGTCGACGAGTTCTCGCAGGAATGGCTCGGCATTTGGTCGAAAGCCGTCGAGACGGTCATCCACCCGGCCACGTGGCAGAAATGCATCGACAAGAAAGCCGCCCCGGACGGGCCGCTCGTCTTCTCGGTCGACGTTGCGCTGGACCGCTCTCGGGCCACGATCGCGGTCTGCGACCGGGCGGGACGGATCGAGATCGTCGAATCCCGCGACGGGATGGGCTGGGTCGCCGAACGCATCCGGGCGCTATCCCGCCGTCATAAAGCGCCGTTTGTGGTCGACGGTTACGGTCCCGCGGGGACGCTCGTCGAGCCGCTCGAGGCGCTCGGAATCGTGATCGCCCGCTACACGACCCGCGACGTAGTCGCCGCCTGCGGACTCTTCTTCGACGCCATCCAAGCCCACACGATCAAGGTCCGCCCCGACGAACATCTCGAGGCGGCGGTCGCCGGGGTGAAGAAGAAGAGCATGGGCGCGGGCTGGCTTTGGGCGCGCAACGACGCCGGGGTCGACATCACGCCGCTCTACGCTGCGACGCTCGCGTGGCACAACGCAACACAAAAGAAACCTGAACCAGTATCGAGGAGTTTCGTTCTATGAGAATTGCACTAGCACTACAGGCCGCAGGGACTACGCTAATTAGCGTGGCTATCGGAATCGCCTATCTACCCGCGGGCCTCGCGGCGGCTGGGGCTTCTCTTTTGGCTTTCGGTATCGCTCTCGAAAAAGGCCTAAATGCTTCTCGGACTTCTTAAGCGTCAGCGAATCACGTTCCCTAATGGGAACTCGGTCGACGGCTACGGCCGCATTTCTCGAAACTACGTCGACACTTGGGCCGGTACTTACGTGGACCGCTGGAGTGCGTTAAGCGTTCCCGGCGTCTGGCGTGGCGTGAACCTCATCGCCTCCGCGATCGCAGGTCTCCCGATCGACGCGATCCGAAACGGACAAGTGATAGCGACCCCGCCGATCTTGTCGCGGCCGAACCCGCCCGAGACACGGTTCTCGACAATTCAGGCCGCGGTCGCGGGTGCGATCGTCGACGGAAACTTCTTCGCCGTGTTGGGGCCGCTCGGCCCTTCCGGCTATCCGGACACGATCTACCCGATCGACCCGATGCGCGTGAAATGCAAATACGAGGACGGTCGCCGCGTCTACGAGATCGACAACGTCCGCTTCGATCAGTCGGAGATTATGCACGTTCCCGGCTTCACGTTCCCCGGTGAACACTTGGGCGTAGGTATCTTGCAGGCGCAACGGCAAGGCCTCGGAATGTCGATCGCCGTCAACGAGTACGCGGCGCGCTACTTCAACGGCGGCACAACCCCGAGCGTCGTTCTCCATACCGAGAACCCTGACCTCTCACAAGAAGACGCCGACCTCATCAAACAGAAATGGCTCATGCATTACGGCGGCCGCAGTCGTGAACCTGCGGTACTCGGCGGAATCAAGGTCGAGCCGCTCACCGACAACGCGGGAGACTCGCAGTTAGTTGAGTCGCGACAGTTCGACCTCACCGAGATAGCGAACATTCTCGGAATCCCCGGCTACTACCTCGGCGCACCGAACTCGAGCCGCACCTACTCGAACGTCCAAGAGGAACAGATGCAACTCCTACGTTTCGCGCTTATGCCGTGGATCGTACGGTTCGAGCAAGCGTTCTCGGATCTACTGCCACGCGGACAGGTCGCGAAGTTTAACGTCGACGCTTTCCTCCGCCCCGACACACTCACCCGCTATCAGGCGCACGAAATCGGTCTACGGTCCGGGTTCCTCACCGTCGACGACGTACGCAAGATCGAAGACCTCGAACCGCTCGAGGCGCAACAAGCCGACGAAGGCCCGCTCGAGATCGACGAGTCGGACGACGTCGAGGAATACGAAGACGACACCGAGGAGGAAATCCTTTCGTGAACATTGAAAACCGGTCCTACGAATCGGACCTCGAGATCCGCGCCGGGGGGGACGGAAGGACGATCGTCGGGATCGTCGTCCCCTACAACCACGAGCAGCAAATAACCCGTTCGCTGCGTGAAGTGTTCCTCCCCGGCGCTTTCTCCGCGGTCACCCGCGCCGCCCATCGCGTGAAACTTCTCGTCGGTCACGACGCGAACCAACTACCGCAGGGCCGCGCCACACTCCTCCGCGAAGACGCCGCCGGACTGTACGGCGAGTTCCGCGTCTCCAAAACGCAACGCGGCGACGAACTCCTCGAACTTGTAGCGGATGGCGCGGTCGATCAGTTCTCGGTCGGGTTCCAACCGTTGCAGGATCGCAAGCGCGCCGACGGCGTTATTGAGCGGGTCCGCGCCCACCTCGCCGAAGTTTCCCTCGTCACGTTCGGCGCGTACGGTATGGCCGCCGCGGTCGCCGGTATCCGCGAGCAGTCGCAGACGCCAAACCTCGACGCGGCCCGCGAACTCCTCGAAGGCCTCAAGTGATAGGCCAGCAGCACACAGTCACGACGACCGCGACGCTTCTCATCGACTCCGACTCGGTTAACCGGACGATCGTCCTCCACGCGATAGGGAACGGCGTCATCTACCTCGGCGGATCGAACGTCACCTCGTCGACTGGCTTCTACCTCGACAAGGCGGCCGGGGCCGTCGTGCTGCAACTACCCCCCGGCGAAAAACTTTTCGGGATCGTTACGACTGGGTCGGACGTAATCTCGACGCTCCTCCCGGACGCTTAACCGATGCCGTGGCACATCGAGACCGATAACCCGGAGTGTGCCGGGTTCGCCGTCGTAAAGGACGGCACGACCGAGGTCGAAGGCTGCCACCGCACCCGCGCCCAAGCCGAGCGGCAGATGGCCGCCCTCTACGCTTCGGAACCCGAGGCTCGCGCTCCCGGCGTCCCAACCGACGAAATGGCCGCCGAAGCCGAACGCGGCCTCGCGTGGCGTGAAGAGTTCGGCCGCGGCGGAACCCTTGTAGGGGTCGCCCGCGCCCGTGACATCGCAAATAAACGGACGCTTTCGCCCTCCACGATCCGCCGAATGCGCTCGTATTTCGCCCGCCACGAGGTCGACAAAGAAGGCGAAGGGTTCCGCCCCGGCGAGGATGGCTATCCGTCGGCGGGCCGCATCGCGTGGGCGCTCTGGGGCGGCGACCCCGGCAAGGCATGGGTCGAGGATCAGATCGACGACCTCGAGGACGACATAGCCGACGACGACGAGGAGCGCGTCGAGGTGGCCCCGGTCAAGACACGCCGCCAACAAGTCGAAGAAATACTCGCGGACCTTCGCGCCGTTCGCTATTCTTCCCACTAACGACACCTCGACACCGGCAGACGACACCTCCCACACGGGACACCTCTCACCGGGACGATCGACACCTCGGCAACCCAAAACCGAAACGTCCCAAAACAGGAGAAACCAAGTGGCTAACGCCTTCCTCTCGAAGTTGACCGAACAGCGTTCGGCCAAAACTTCTCTCATCGACTCAACTCTCGCCCGCGCCGCGGACGAGGATCGCGACATCACCGAAATCGAACTCGCCAACATTCAGGCGCTGAAGTTGGAAGTCGAGAAACTCGACGAGCGCATCGCGCAGATCGCCGAGATCGAAACCCGCAACGCGGCCCACGCCGAAATCGTCGCGAAGGTCGACGGCGACAAGCCGGTCGAAACCCGCGGCGGCTACCGCGTCACCGCCGAAGAGCCGACGTATCACGCTCGCAGCGCGAACGACTTCCTTGCCGACGCTATGGCCGCCGAGTTCGGCGGTTCGTACGAGGCCCGCGACCGCATCGCCCGTTACCAGAACGAGGTCCGTCTCGAGAAGCGCGACAGCGGCTCGAGCAACTTCGCCGGTTTGGTGATCCCGCAGTACCTCGTCGATCAGTTCGCGCCGCTCCGCCGCGCTGGCCGTCCGACGTTGGACATCTCGACGAACGCCGCGCTCCCCGCGCAGGGTATGACCGTCAACATCGGCCGCCTCACGACGGGAATCACCTCGTACGTTCAGGCTTCGGAGAACACCGCGCCGACCGAATCGTCCCCCGATGACACGCTCCTCACCGTGAACGTGAACACCGTGGCATCGATGTTTGACATCTCGAAGCAGGCCGTCCTCCGCGGTACTGGCGTCGAGACGCAACTTCTCGGCGACGCGATCCGCTCCTACCAGACGAAACTCGACGGTCTCGCCGTTAACGGCTCCGGCTCGTCGGGTGAGCATCGCGGGATCCTCAACACCTCCGGCATCGGCTCGGTGACCTACACCGACGCCTCGCCGACTTGGGCCGAGTTCTTCCCGAAGTTGGTCGAAGCCGTCTCGGACATCTCGACCGACTACTTCGGACACGCAACGCACATCGTCGCGCACCCGTCGCTCATCGGATGTTGGCTCCGCGCCCTCGACTCGACGAACCGTCCGATCTTCTCGCCAACCGCGGGAAATCCGTTCAACGCCCCCGGAACCTACGACCGCCCCGGCTACGACCTCGGCGGCCTTCAGGTTCTCGGCATCCCGGTCGTCGCAG